CGCAATCCTAGGCGATTAGAGCGATTATTTTGTGGCCTTGCGTGGTTTGGGGCTTGCCGGCCGAGTTCGGGGCTCAGAGGGCAGGGAAACGCAATCTAAGGTATATCCTGTAGCGCGATCCGGTATCAGTTTCAGCCTGGCGTTCTCCAGTTCGAGCTCGGCCGCGGCCATACGCTGGATGGGAGAGGGGAGAAGTATTTTGTTGACAAGAAATGAATGATAGTAGTAATATTAATCTCATGACGAACATACTCACTGATCCAAACGCCTGGTATGACCAATTGGTTGCGCCGCGAGTGTGCGCGATTTGCGGCCGGCCGGAGAATGAACATTCACAGTTCGGCGATAATTGCCCCGGACGCAAGGGCCGCACGCAGTTCGCCTACAAACACTTCGGAGATCGAGTAGAGGATGACATGGAAAGGAGCAGACGATGAGCTATGTTGGAGCTTGTGGGCCGCGGATTTGCCCGAAGTGCGGCCACGAATGGATTGCGCGTGTCAGCGATCCGAAGGCTTGCCCGGAGTGCAAAACGCGGCTTGGCCGTACAGGCGAATCTTCATCTGCTTCACCTGCTCAGGCTCAGGCGTGTCCAGAATGATAACTGGGGCCAGATCGTCACCGGTGACAGCTTTTCCGGCGTAATCTGGCCCCTTGCACAGAACACATGGAGCCAGCCACTCCACGAGGTCATGCAATTCCTTTTCTGTATCGAATCCCACAATTTCGTCAGCATAGGGTGCGAGTGCGGCCATGCGCTGCGTCTGGGTGTTGATGGGGTATTTGTCGCCCCACTTGGCTATTTTGAGCGCACGCGCGGATCGGTCCGAGTTCACGCCTACGACGAGTCGATTCGGATTGCGGCCTTCAGGCCACAGTATTTCCGCGCCGAGATTTTTGGCAGCTCGGAAAAAATGGCGGTGGCCAATGTGCAGCACATCGAAACAGCCGTTCACTAAGATCGTAGCCATCGCCTATTTCTCCCAGCTGTGCGGCTTCATGTGCTTTGGCAGTAGCCAGTGAGCCAAAAGTGCGATAAGTTCAAACATTGAAATGCTCCTCTCTAAACCTGAACTCGTAAAACTTGCCGTTACGGTTGCGAACGAATTTTCCCTTGATCCTGCCCTGGTGTGCGCTCACATTGACGTTCGGACGCAATGGAACTCGGGCTTTGCTGTGAGCTCTGCGCTTTCCTACCACTTGCATTCTTCGCTCTCACCTGTAGAGGTTGAGCAGCGAGCGATTCAGTGGGGACTAATGGCGATTGGGGGAGAGTGGGCGCGGCAGAATCATATTGAATGTGCGCTTCCTGACCTCCTACTTCCAGAGGTAAATCTGCGTGAAGGTTGCCGTCTATTCCGCGCGATTTCGGATACACATACTGATCCGGTCGAGAAGACGGTGCATGCTCTGCTGGCGTGGAACCGAGAGAACTCCCGCGAACTTTCTGCTCAGACGCTCTCGAAGCTCGAAGCCTATCGAGCACTGATAGCGCGAATTCCCGACCAACCACAAACGTTCCCCGATGCCGACACGACTCTCCTGCTAACTCATTCGCAAATCGAAGGCAATCTTCTGGTGTGAACTGAATCGACCAGGCGTACACGAACGCGGCCATGAAGATATCTCCGGCGCCGGTCACGTCCACAACTTCGCTCACGGTGGCGGGTAATTCTAGATTGCCCATTTTGCAGCCGCGTGCGCCGAGTTTTTTCACTATCGTTTTGAATGCGTAGTACCGAACTGAAAATCGAAATGGAAATTCAATCTCGTTAGGAAAAGCCACCACCTGCATCCCCTCATACCACAGCCAATTGTGCTTCGCATCCACGAAGCAGGGCTTTCCGGTCTCAACGATCTGCCGCGCCAACTCTCGCGTCATTCCTCCTTTTCCATAGTCTGAGATTACGAAGGCGTCGAAGTATTTCAGATCCTCAACTTCGACCGGAATGATGAGATTCGCGTGCGCCCTGATAGGACCGCAATTGTCATCATCAACCCTGCACACCAAATGACTGCCAGCGAAGTATCGCTCCTTCCTTGAGTACGATAGAAAACGTGATCTCACTTCTTCGGCGAGCGCTGACAGTTGCTCGAACACCAGCCCTGCCCCGCCCCATGATTGTTTCCAACTCTCCGGTATCAGCACAGGCACAGGAGCTTCAGGACACAAACGCTCTGCGCGACCAAAGGTGTAAACGTCGCTGATGAAGTCGCCGATGACGAGGATTTTCATTAGTTCACCACCAGCAGAGAAGTGGATTTCAACTCGCGGGATTTACCGTCCGAATCGAACGTGAGGCCGCTCTGTGGGATGTGTAGGAAGATTGAGCCCGGCTTGTGAATCTCAACCTGATTGCCGCTCGTCAACTGCAACACCCACGATGTAGGCCCGATCTCCCAAGCGTGGCAGAGGTAGTTGAAATTTCCGCTCGGCGTCGGCACGATGACCAAAGCCGCGCCGCGCTCAAATCCCTCACGCTCTGGAATCTTGAATGACTTCACTTTCATAGCTTCCTGCTTTCTTGCAGCCGCGTCACATCCTCGTCGTCATGGTGGGTGCTCACTTCCATCACCCACGATTCATTGATTGCCTGAAAGCTGTGGTACATCTTGGGCGCGATGTTGTACGAATCGCCGGGGCTGAGAACTACTCCGCCGGTGCGCTCATTGTTCGCAGGATCGTGAAAGTCCAGCCTCACGCATCCCACGACTCCGATGAACGTTTCGTCCTTCTTTGAGTGCGCGTGTATCGAGGACTGAAAGCTAGGGTTCACCTTCAAGAATTTCAGACAGTACTTCTTCGTATTTACTATCCAAAACTCGGTGCCCCATAACTTCTTCACAACTTTCTGCGCGGCGCGGGCGATCTCGGGCTCGTTAGGAATTAACAATTTTTAGCGCCTCTTCCGCTGTTTCGATCACTGCGACTTGGCCCAGCCATGCGGCGTGGAAGGCTTGCTCGTCGTCCGTGAGTTTGCGCTGGTTGAGCGGCTTCGATGGGTCTTTCACTTCGAACAGAAAATTTCGTCCGCCCTTCCCCACTACCATGTCTACGCCCGTTGGGTGCATACTCGTAATCCAGACGCTGCACCCGGCGCGACGAAGCACCGCAGTGATCTCAGGTTGGTTCTTGTCGATTCTCGCTCTCAGTCTCACGCTTGCTCCTTGCTCGGGACATAGGAATACATGCGGATCTGTTTCCCCGTGGCCTTAGGCATCGGAATGCGCCGCGACATCCGAGCGAATGGCATGTTTCGACCCAGCCTCACCGACGCCATAAATTGACCGTATTCGTCATCGTCCAAGTCGACAAGGTAGCGCATCGCCCAGCGGCGCACTTTTTGCTCCCACGTCAGCCGTTTTTTATTTTTCGATCTCACGCTTGCTCCATTGTGGTCCGGGGTGGTCGCGCTTAAAGTGACACGCATGATGACCCCATTCCACGTTTTTTAGAATGTCTGATCCGCCCTTGCCTCGTGCAACTTTGTGAATCAATTCTCCGAACGGATGCGGCGCTGGACCTCCGCCATCCCACCACGGTGCTTCCTCATGGCAAAGCTCGCAATTTCCATCTGCGCGTTTGAACGCGGCCTCTCTCAGCACAGCCATTCCAGCCGCATCTTCCATCACTCGCCCGGTGCGCCACAGTTCTCGCTTCCGTCTGGCCTTCTTCCTCAGCCAGGTTCTCTTGAGTGGCGCGTAGCGGGGAATCACAACGTTGCCACCTGCGTTCGGTCGATCATCTCTACCTTCACCCGGCCCATCGTTCGCAAGCACTCCAACTCGTTGAAGATTTCTTCTTGCTGGCGATCGCTGTAGACATGAACGATGATCTTGCATTCGGAGAACTGGAGCCACGCTTCAACTTCACGCGCCAGTGCTCCGTTGCTCGTGAAGCTCGACCGCTCCAGAATCCACTCAGGCCGTTTCATTGGTTGCCCACTCCATTGCGGCCTTGAAGTCTTTGCGCTTCAGGTCGGAGATTTTCTCCACGCCAACACTCTCCAGGTATTTCTCGCGTGCTGCGTTGCGCTTCTTCGACTGCACGCACGCTTGCCCCCACGCTACAACGTCACGCCGGCTGATCGGCCACTCGCGCGAGTCGTCGCCACACTTCGCGACCATTTCGTCGATCTTTTCTGCCAGCCCTTCAGGTACGTGGGCCTCGGCGATCAAGTCGTCGTCATCCTCTGAGGCTGCGATCAGGCCAAGGACTTTTAGAAGCGATTTTAAGGCTCCTGTCATTGCGATGGGGAGAGCCTTGCCCTTGTAGTCCTGACCGCAGCCAGACGATTGCATCAACATCTCCTCGACTCCATCCGTGACCTTGAATTCCACGGTCACTGCAACTTCGTCGATGATGTTGTCCGAGATGTTGAGGTACGGATTCGAGCGCCTGACCTCTATGATCTTGTGCGGCGCGATGATGATTCCGCGGCTGAAAAGTTTATTCCTAACTTCCCGAAATAAGTCTGAGGAGCGGATGTAGGTGTAGTCGCCGTTGTCCCCTTTTTTCGCAACGTCACCAACTTCAGCAACGGCCTCAGCAATTTTTTCAGCGAGATTCTTTGGCATTTCTTCCTCTGGTACAAGACAGCGTGCATGTGTCCGTTAGTGCCTTGAGTGGGACGCGACTTCTTCACTTGAGCAATCCCTGCAACCACTCCACAACTTCATCCGGCAGCACGAACGCCTTGCCTTTAATCGTGATCTTTTCCGCCTTGAGTGCTTGCGTTAGAACTTTTTTCAGCGGAACATGACCGTTCGCCGGAGCCTTGATTTTGGCCGTTGGCGCGTTCTCAATATATTCCTTTTGCTGCGCCTGAGACATTTTGGCGATCTTCACTGCCGCCGATCCCTTGAGCCTTCCGGCGATCATCATCTTCTCAGCTTCAGGCGAGAGATTCACCAAGGCCATCCTCTGTTTGACGAACCGCATCGCTTCGCGCTGATCGCCACCAGGGAAATACTGCTCGGCAATTTGCTCCTCCGTCATGCCGAACTGCTTCATAAGTCGCGTGATGTTGTAAGCGTCATCGAGTTCGGTTGTCGCGTTGCGGCTGCGATTCTCAGAAATTGCCAGCAGGAACCCTTGCTGCTCATTGCTCTGCGTGTAGGTGCAGCGCACTTGCAGCGGAACCGGCGCGAGTTTCCGTTTGTTGATCTCGCTAATTGCCCGCCACCGCGAGAATCCCGCACACAAGACTGCCTGACCGCCGTCGTTGCGGATCACTACCGGGGTGTGCTGTCCATTCAGAAGAATATCCTGAATCAGCGGCTCGATATCCGGCAGGACATGCCGACCGTTCAGCGAGGGTTTGATGACAATCGCCTCGGGCAACATCCGGTACTCACTCGTGCGGCTGTGTGTTGCTTGGAACTGGACCGCCATTGGCAACCTCGCTTTCTCCGAACAGCCACGCTTGCAGCTTCAGCAACGTAGCCCCGTCAGGAATTTTCCCCTTCTCGATGTACATCAGCGTCGAGGCCGAGATTCCGATGCGTGCGCCAGCTTCGCGCAAGCTCCACTTCTTCAAGAACCGCCAGTCCGCCAGTAGTTGCCCTATACGCATGTTAGCTCCATGAATGCCACCCGGCACTTGTGCTCACCAATGCAGCACGCGCCGAACGACTCACCGCAGCAGTTATAGGTATGCTTCTCGCAGATCGGCAATTCACACATAGCGCAGCAGTGGTCCGCGATCTTGCCGCACAGGTAGCCGTCTTGACCCCAAGAAAGCTCGATTTCGCAACTCATTTCCCCTCCAAATGCTTGACCAGAAGCAGCCGGATCAGGTTGGCAAGAGTTCGCCCATCTTCCTTGGCTTTCTTCTGGCCCTTCTTCAGCAAGGCGGCGCTCAATCTGAGCCTGTACACGCTGTCTTGATTCGCCATGCACGTTGTATATCAAACGTAGTACAACGTGTCAATACTTATTTTTGAAAATAAAATGTTTGCTGGTCTGGGGGGCAATCGACGATTTGTAGCTGGTCGGGGGAGGCGTAAACGCGGATGCGCTTGGTTCGCATCTTTATGCTGACTGTGACTGAGTTCGCCCTGATCTGCGCGACGTGGCCGCACATTCGGGAACACGGACCCACGAGCACTCGCACGAAGGTGCCAGCCGTCAACTCCTGCGGGTCAGGCTCGCGCTCAAGCTCCAACAGGCGGGTAATCCATGATTCGTCCGCACGCTCTTTGCGAATGAAGTCGATGCCCGGAACTCGCGCCAACTTTGAGAGTGACCCATTCGCGCCGCGCACGTAAACCTGTTCCACGATCCATTCAGGATCGCCGTTCACGGTTCGCTTGTAGGGGATTAACGCTTCGACGGCGGGCTCGTGCAGGTGGGTAAATTCTTTTTGCATCCGCTGCGCCACGATATCTGGCGATTGGTTCATGGACACTTCTAGGATATTCCACGGCTCGGCGGAACCGACTTTACCCTTTGCGATGAGCATGTGAGTTTCGGGAATAGTAACACATCGCTATTTCCCATCCCGCTCGTTCAGCCGCCGCTCCAACTCCCGGATGTCCAAGTGGTCCTGCTCGACCTGCTTCGTCAGATCCTCGTGGCGGCGCTCGTATTCTTCTCGGGCGATGCTGCGCTGGGCCAACTGGTTTTCTATGAGCTCGATCCGCCGCGCATGGTCCGCGATCTGCGTCGAGGTCGTTCCCCACTGAATAAGGCCAAGGGCAATCCAGCCGGCGACGATGACTATCGCCATCCGCCAATCGAATTTGCCCTTGCCATTACCGTTTTCTTCAGCCATGCGACTCCCGGTTTTTGTCTCCCGTTAGGTTCATTTGTGGGGCGGATGGTCCCCGCTATCCCAGTCTGTTGCATCTTCATCCGCTGGGGTTGGGGTGTAAGGCAGGCCGACAGGCTCGTTCTCGTAAATCTTGATTGACCCGTTCTTGTGGATGTAGTAACCCGGCACCCATGCCGCCCGCCAGGCATACGAGCCGGAGTTCACTGCTGAGATTGCTTCGGTGTAGTTCATTGTTCCCGCCAGTCGATGAATTTAGACGTAGCCACGTTGCGATGCACCTGCATTCCGAGATTCTTTTGAGCTACAGTGAGGCCTTTAGGACGCATCTCGAACGTGACGTACTCGATGATCATGCCCTCATCCCAGCCAAGTTTGAGATCTGATCCGTCATGTAAAAAGTGCATGTCGAAAGGCTCTCCGCCGGCGATGAACTGCACTTTGAAATCCCATGAATCATAGACCTTTAGAACTTTGAGCCAAGTGTAGGTATCGCGCGTCTGCGCCAGTTGCGCCTCGCGGGCATAGAAGCCAGCCGTGAAACCGGCGATTACCGACGGGAAGGTGAGACAGATCAGTAAAAGGGGCGTTAGGGGTCGCACGCGCCCACTATCTTTTGTTCCGATACGAAGGACGTTCTTTGCCCAGTGACCCGCAGAGATGATCCAGCGCTCCGCGTGTGTCTTGAATGTCGTCTCCGAGGTCATCGTCCTTTTTTCGACGCTGTTCCGATTCGGAATCAAGCCGTCGATTGATGAAATCCATTCCTGTCTTGATTTCAGTCTGCGCTGCCTTCTCAAGGTCGTCCTGATGCCGAGAGCGACGGCTAAACCAAGCAAGAACAAGGCCACCCACAACAATGGCCAGTGCAGCAGATGCCACGGGCCAGAGTTCAGGGTTGCCGTCCAGAAGCATAGCGAGATGTTCATTCATGGACTCCCCGGCCAGATCGAAAAAAGTTTCTTGTTACGAAAAACGGAAAAATTTCACTCACCTGTTCCGCTCAGTTCCTTTCAGCCCCTTCTTTAACTTCTCATCGCGCTTGTTGTAGACCTTTGGAATGGAACTGTTGCGCTTCATCAGGTCGTCTTTCTTCGTCGTGAACGCCTCCTGCGCGGATTCCTTGTCGAGATACGGAAGCGGGATTTGCGCCATTTCTGCCTGAATCATCGCCGGGTTGCGGCCCACCGATCCGAGCATTTGCTTCATGTTCGCAAAGTTCGCCACGATTGCCATGGCGTACTGCGAGAGCATTTTCTTCCCCTCGGGCGACATGCTCTTGTAGGCGTCACTTGTGACAGTTCCCTCCATGATCTTGTTGACTGTCGATCCTACCGGGCCCACGAGAGGAATTTGTTCGAGGATTGGACCAAGAATTCCCGAGCCAGCATCGGCCTTCATGTGCGAAGTGAGAACTCGTAGCGAGTCACGGTCGGACGAACTCAGCTTGGGCGCACTCTCGCGGAACGTTGATTCGTATTGATTCAGCGCGTCCATTGAGGCATCAGCATTGGCACGCTTGTCTTTCATGTTCTGCGCGGCGGTCGAGGTCAGAGTCGAGAAATCGTCGTAGCCCTGATCCTGCGCTTCTTTGCTCGACATGACGACATCGCCGTCGTCGGTATGGACCATTACGTCCTTGCCCTTGAGTCCTCGTTCTTCTACTCGCGCGGCACCCGCGGCTGCTGTGCGCTCCTTTTGCGCCTGTGTTTCCTTTTGCGCCTGCCGGAGACTGGAGATGCGCCCATCGACTGCGACCTTGTTCTGCTGGTAGAGCGGCGTGTTTTGCTTCTGCTGATCTTCGAGCCACGAAACGGTTTGTGGAATCTCGCCCTCGGGTACGTTGGGCTTAAGCGCGTCCGCTAACTGCTTGTGCTGGTCCTTTGTCTGATTCTGCGCGGATTTTTGCTGCGCTTCGACAAACTTTCCCAGCGCTCCCGACATCGGCGTTCCGGCCGGAATCGTTTGCTCGTTCCCTTCTCCATCTGTCCATTTGAAATCGCTTTGGAGCGTGTCCTTCGAAGGCACGTATACCGTGTCGAACTTGGCATTGCCGCTCGAATCCATTGTGGGCAGGGAGTAGAATCGCCCTTCGTGATTCGTCGCGCGTGGGTCGGTTCCGTTCAGGTGAAACGCTTGCGCGTCGGAGGCTTTCTCGTCGTCTCCTTCCGCTTCGACTGAGGCTCCTTCTTTGATGAGGTTTTGCTTGAAGTCGGAGATAGACTTCAGGTGCGCGTTCTGGTCATCTTGCGGGAGTCGCTTTAGCAGGTATTCGTACTGAAGCGCTTTCATCCCCGTGATCGAGGTCTGAATTTTTGCCTGATCCGCTTCGCTCAGTGCCTTTGAGACGCTGGCCTGCCTCAATTGTTGCGCGACGGGATCGGCTGACTGCTGGCCAGCTTTGACTGCATTGCCAAACCTTGTTCCGCTACTCGCCATTCCCGCACCAGCCCCGGATAGGATCGTACGCAGAAGATTTCCGAGGAACATCGCCCGCCCTGAAACCTTGGCGTCATGGTGAGCCGCGTCGTAGTCGTCTGTGGTGTATCCTCCGGGTGGCGCTATGCTCGTAGAAGGGCTCGCCGCTGCGTTTGCAGGCTGCTGGGGCGAGGTTTGGCCGGCAGTAGCTCCCGGAGGAGCAGACGAAGGGCCGCCCTGATTCTCGTCGGCTTCATCGTTCTGGCCGGGAATAGAGAAATCCTGCTCGTCAGTCTGTGCCGCGCTGTCTTGTCCGTCTGGCATTATTTATTGATTAGAGCCGAAGCGCCGCCAGTTGCAAACGCTGTTCCGGCCCCAATCACTCCCCCAACAATCGTGTTCATCAACTGTGAGCTTTGCTGTTGCTCAGTATAGGCTTGGTTGAAGGCGTTGTTCTCTGACGTGTTCTCGACTTGGCCTTCGCTGATCGCTGCTCCGGTGTCGCCGCCTTCAAGCCCTAAGAGTTCCCCCTGCGCGGTCGTCTTGTTCTGCTGCGCGAGTTGCGCGTTCGCAATCTGCACGTTTGTCGCATTTGACGCCACTGTGCCCGCCGCCACGCCCTGCAATTCCGCCGTTTCTCCCGCCGCCACGCCCGAGGTCAGCCCCGCCATGTTGTTCGACGAGTTCGCCAGGTTGAGTTGCTTTTGGACGTTGGCGTACTGTGCGCCTGTGGTGTTTACGTTTGAGGCGTTGAGGTCTGCCAGTTCTGCCGGGGTGAAGCCTGTGGGGTTATTAATTTGCGATTCGAGCAAAGGCGTGAGGGTGGCCTGCAACGCCTGAGACTCGGAGTACAGCGTGGACTGCTGCTGCATGTACTGTTGAGTTTCGGCGGCTTGCTCAGTCTGAAGTGTCTCTTCGGCTTTTGATGGTCCACCCAACTCTCACCCCATATACAGGCTGAACGTTCCCTTGCTCACTTCCCGGAAGTGAAATCGCTTGGTGAAGAAGTGCGCGACTTCCGGCGATTCCGTATTGAAAATCACTTCCTTCACGCCGCGCCGATGCAAGATCCCGAGATACGTATAAAATCCCTCGACCAGCGCACGCCCGTTTCGCTCTTTGTCCTGCGTCAGAAATTGCACGTCCACGCGCACCACGCTCGTAGTTTTGAGGGCTACCACTGGGCCAGTCCCATCTTCATAGAAGATTGAGTCCTCTCCGGCCCAGTGGCTCCCTTTTAGTCCAGCCGCGCGGTGGTAAGGATCGGCTTCAGCGGCTGCATCAAGTAGCGGCCTGTCGGTCGGTTCCACCTTGCGGACGGAGAGCATGGTTATTTGATGATCTTCACGGCTGCGCTCAACTGCGCGGTTCCGCCGGCTGAGTCGGTGATGTTGAGCAGGACGGGCGTGGTCGAATTTCCGGCCACGGTCGGCGTTCCTGCCAAAGTGATGTTACCGCTGGAATCTTCCGCGAAGTTGATGCCAGTCGGCAACGGCCCGGATGACGGATCGAGCGCGTAGCTGTAGGGCGGCGTTCCACCAGTGACCGCGGCGACAGCCGTTCCATCGGCAGCGGTGCCCACGGTGAGATTTTCGGTTGCGCTCGCCGGAGTGACAACCAGCGGATTCGGCGGCGGAGCGTTCGATACGACGTTGAATGTGACGGACAGTTGAACCGTAGCCATATGGAATTCCTTTCGGTGCAGAAATTGTTCGATGATGTGCAGCAACTCCGATTCGATCCTCATTTCGGAGGCCATGTCTGTTTCGGTTTGGCTGGCGTTTTCGGTGTCGGCGGACTATCGAGTCTCGCCGTTTCGTCTGGGCGGTTCGGATGCTTTTCCTTCAAGTGTTGAGCCATGTCGGAAACTTCCGCCCCGCAGATGTCGCAAATTACTGCCATGTAGCCCTCCTTACGCTGTCGTGGTCGGCGGTGCCGGGAACGAATCGAGAACTGTCACGACGCTGTCGATATATTTTTGAGCTGCCGCATCATCGTTAGGCTTTCCGATATCCGCAAGGCCCTGTTTAATCAGCGGCCCGATCATGCCCAAAACCGCCGCTGATTTTTGTAAGCCAGTCTTGGCTCCACTCACATTCGGGTACGCCTGCTCTGCCATAATGATGGCGCTGGCGGTCGAATTGAACAGCGGACTAGCGAACGGAAAGAACTGCTTCACGGCGGCTTCGCCAATGGTCATCACGTAAGGCATCGCTTTTTCGATGTCCTGCCCGATGACCTTGAAGTCGTGCCCGACTGCCTGTAGAAAACTCTTAAAGCTCATTGTTTTGCTCCTGTGCTCGCCGCGTCAGAAACCTTGGAACCGGAGGCGGTCGAGATGGACGAGTATACCGTGCTGCGCCCGTTCAGGGCCACATAGCCAACGATATAAACGAAAAGTTTGTAGTACTTTTGCACGGTCGGGAAATCGTTGAACGCTTCCCACGGTGGCAAGAAGGTGTGCGCGATTGAGGCTCCGGCGATGATCTCCGTTCCCAGCTTCAGGAGGTCCATACTATTGTTAGACGGCACGACCTTAGCTTGGAGTCAGGTTGATTGCGTACAAATTTCGCTGGTTGCTGGTCGCTACCAGCGTTCCCGCCCCAGGACTCCAGTAGAGCGCATAGGTGTGCTGGCCGGAGGGGGGATTGTCCATTGCATTCAACTGCACCAGCGATGAGGCTGAGGCCGTGGCTGGCAAGGTGTGCGTCAAATGGTTGCCGATTACTTGGCCGTCCCGGTAGATCGCGAAACCTACCGTATCGCTCACGGCGCTCGACTGCACTGACACATTCGCTGAAATGATGACCGGGCCGGAAGTCTGCTGCGAGACGATCATCGAAGGCACCGCAGCCCAAGTCGTCGCCGGAGCTTGCGGATTCTGCGCGATTCCGCCTTGGATGGCTGCGAAGAAGTTGGTTTGCGTCTCACCCGAGGAGGTCAACTGCGTTACCGGAACCGTGGCGTGCTGCTGGTCGAGCACAACCCACATGCCGCGGTTCGCTCCCGGCGCGAAGGAGAAGATCGGCGAGTCTTGGCTGATCTCGTCGTCGTAGGCGTCCGTGGGTGAGACGTAGGTTCGGGCCGGAACGAGCACCGGGCCTTTCCCCATCGGCACGCGGCCATCCGTCGAGTTGTTCGCTCTAATGGCTGAGTTGATGCGATCGGTGAGTGTCTGTTTCGCCATCTATCGCCCCTGTAACTGTGGCAACTGTCCAGCCTGCTCTGTTTCCTGCTTCATGTCTCCAAAGATCCCGAAGCCGAGCAATTCTAGCGCTGTGTTCTCGGCTGGCGCTACCAACTGGAATTGCAGGTTCTGCACGAAGCCACTCAGCCCCTTGGCCATCATGTAGTAATAGCCCAAGCTCCGATAGCCGACTGGTTGGTTGCCCAGCGTCGGAGGAACTGGGAACGGATTTCTGCCCACACTCAGGCTCACAAACTGCCCTGTTACCTGCGATCCCACGGCGTTGCTCATGGTGCAGCCAATGTCATTCGGCAAGACGGAGAGCGTTGGCACAATTCCGGCGTTGGTGAACTGAAGGCAGAAGCCGCCAAGCGCCCCAATTTTCGCCAGCGTTCCCGGATCGGCCAACTGGATCGAGCCGAACACTGCGACCGGAGAGTAGCTTGTGCCCAAGTCCTGAAAGTTCGTTATATCCCGGTATGCCAACTTTGAAACTCCGCTATTCGTCGAACTTAGCAAGAGCCTCCACACTCCCGGCGAAACTTCAATGCTACCCATCGCCGAGCACGCGGCCATCTTAAGGATGCCGGGCAGGTTCCAGCATTGCTGATTCAGGTTGTAGTCGTAGTAGACGTTGTTTGCCGTGTCCAAAATTCGCACGATGGAGTCGAGGCCGTAGCGGTTCACTTTCACATAGACCACGGTCGGATCGACATTGGCCAACTGGTCCGCGATGGCCAAGCCCAAGTCCTGCGCCCCGGAGGATGACAGCACAATGAACTGGCGGTCAGACGTGAACACGTAGATATTCGTTCCGTCTGTATCGACGGCATTGTATGTACGAATTCCGAAGTCCTTTACGAACTCGTTGACCGTGTAATTTGTGATGTCGGTTCCGCGCACGATAAGACAGTCGTCTTGCGTGAAAACCAGCATCCCGTTTGGCCCGGTCACGTTCCGCATGACCACTCCCGGAATGACCCATTGAAAGTCTGGATTCCAGTTTGAGTTTGGCGCTGTGCCGGAAATCGTCTCTGGCCCGGTCGAGGCGAAAAGCAGATTGTTCGCGCTTCCCCACATGCGCCCTGCGAACCACTCAAGGTTGGTGAGTGTGACCGGAGGCGGCGTGTTGCCGAGATTCACTTCCGCCTGCGAGGTTACCTGCAATCCCGTATCCGGCGTGGTGTCTTGCACCGTGGCAGTTGTGTTGGGGAAGGGCGAATTGCCGATCTCGAAGAACTCATTGCCGCCGCCTGAGTCGGTCGTTCGGTAAACCCTGATTTGGTTCACCTGAGCATCGCTGGAGGCTGTCACGCCGATGCCTACATACGCCTTGTTGGTGAACGGTCCGGTATTCGCCGAGACTGGAGAGCCGTTCGAGATTTCGCCCGATGCGGAATTTCCGTAGGCCACAACATAGCTGTAGCCGTTCACTGCTGAAAAGCTGCCAGTCCCTGTCGGAGTTGCTGACGGTCCGCCCACGCCGAAGATCGAGCACGCCACATTGTTCATGCTGAAATTTCGGACGAGTGGAGAGGAGCCGAAGGCATTGACCACCTGCCCCTGAATAGCGATGCCGAACGTGGTCGAGTTTACATCGACCGGACCCCATGTTGCTCCCCACAGGTCGGAGGCGGAGCCGAGAGTGTAGGAGGTGTTTACGGAAGTCAGCGTGATAGATTTTGACGTGCCAACGGGCAAGCCGTTTTTGAGCAGAGTCACGACCAGCGAAGATGCCCCGGCAAAGGCGTTGTCAACGAAGGCATTGAGCGTGAACTGAATTCCGGTGATTTTCTCCTGCGCTCCCACTGAGAAGCCGAACGTGGTCGCGTCGTCGGGGTTGGATTGCGCGATTAAGATGATGCTCGGATTAGAGGCCGCTGTGACGGTGACGGTGCAGAAACTTACCGCCGAAGTCACGTTGTTGGGGTTCGCCCACGCTCCGACCCCATACGCCGGATTGTTGGCGCCTGCGCCTGCGTTGTCCGGGCCGATGACGTTTGTGGCCGCGCTGCTGGAGATACCCCACCCAGTGACGCCCTGTGGGCCTGTGGGGCCATCCCATTTGAATACCCGGCTCCCATTCCCCGCGTAGAGATAGTTTCCGATTCCGAGCAAGCTCGTTTGCCCCTGCACGAAAAGCGGCTTCGTCGTCATCACCGTCGTCGTCCCGGACGAGTTCACATACTCCACGTCAGCCGTGGTGTCGATGATGGGGATTGTGCCCATTGTGTTCGATTTCCACGAGTAGAGATTTTGGGCGGGTGCGTTGATGGTCACGTAGGCGGTGTGGCCCGCGCGGCGCTTCAGCGAAAGCGAGGGAGTGACTTCCCAGTCGTTCCCGGCGATCAGTGCGTCGTACAACTCAATGACACGCCGACCCATGAGCTTGATGGGAGTAGTGAGTTGGTTTCGGAGGGTGATCCAGCCTGTGTAGAAGCGCTGAATAAAAATCGGGCCGACTTCGCTGATAAACGGCATTCGCTCACTTCGATCAGGCCGTGGGAATTTTAAGAGCGCCTATGCGCGGCCTTCACTATTAGATAGACGGCACGCGCTTGCGGAGTACGCCCATGTGGTGCATCTCGGGGCGATTCAGCATTTCGTATTCGTCGATTGGCAAAGCGTCACTCACCGCTTTCTGCACATCTGAGAACGTCCAGTCATGGAACACGATCATGCCTTCCGGTGAGAGCAGCGGAGCCAAGTAGGTGAGCGTTACCCGGTGAGATGAGTAGTGATCGGAGTCGAGGAAGATCAGCGACAGAGGGCCGCACTTCACCGCGAATTCCGGGACTGTGAGCTCGTGCAAGCCGCGCACTAATTGCAGGTTTTTGTATGGTGCCGTTGTCTCCTGAATTTCTTTCCAGTCTGTGTCGGCGAAGTTTTCGAAGCCGACTCCGGGGCCGTAGGGCAAGCCGCCGAACAGATCGAAGGCCCACACAGTTTTGCATGGGCTGGCAATCGACATGAGGCAGGAAGTTCCGCACTTCCACGAGCCGATTTCTACGATGTCTCCCGCAATGTGGTTCGTTTGCTTCACCATTTCGAGCAGAAGTTCTAACTGCTCTTGGGAAGCGTCAGATTGCAATTGAAGCGTCACTGGACACGTTAGCATTAGTCCCCCTCGTCATCAATCACTAACGGCGATCCGATTTGCGGAGCGTCCTGCACCATCAATTCACTGCCCGGATGCACGACAACGAGCTTGGGATAGCGCATAATTTGGTCGCAAAATGCCTCGATCTCGCTGTAATCCTTGAACTTTAGGCTGCCTGTTAGCTCGAATCCGTTCTCTCTGCGGTAAAATTCCATCTTGCTCATTTGACATTAGCCTCCAAACAGTATGGGACGGTCGGGAAAGATCGTTTGGCTGGGCCGCTCCTGATCCCGGATTTCTCTTACCTGGTCGAGCTTCGTTTGAAATAACTGGTACTCGGTGACGGAGCGGGGATCTTCTACGAAGTCGAGCGCCGCCGCTTTCACGCCTTGCCGGATCACGAAAATTAGCGGGTCGGGCCACACTCCCCACGTGTTCGTTAAATCGGTGAAGGTTTTCGGCGCAAGCTGGAAGTCAATCATTACCCCCCAAGTCTGGGTCGAGGGGATGGGCCACAAGCGAAACACTGCGGTAGTCGAGGGTACGAGCGCATTCGTCGCCGCCGCCGCGTCGGTGTTCGTGTACTGGTAGGCGATTTTAAATGAAGGCTGGATGATGGATTCCAGTTCCAAATTCATCGTGACTTCAATCGAGTGCCGGGGTTTGACGGTCGCGGTCGAGTTGAAATCTTCGAGCACGCACCGCTCAATCCATCCAATCTCATTGATGCCCGGTGCACCGTAAGTCCCCGTTGGCGCGGCTGTGGCGAAGGTGTAGCTCGTGGGAGTGGGGACGCTGATAATCGTCGAGGAAACATTGAGCGCCGCGGTTGGCGTGAAAACTCCGCCGGCTGCCCACTGGCCAACATTCAAAAGCGTGGCCTTCGCTCCGGGCGCGAAGCCGTGCGGCCAGTTCGTTGTCACGGTCGCAACTCCGGCCGCGACGACAAGGCCGCTATTCGCTACCGTGGGGATGTGGACGACGGAGCCTGATCCGGCTGCTGTTGCGTTTGTGAGTGGGTAGTCCTGCTGATAGTTCGCCGTGGTCCAGTAGAGAATCCCGAGCCCAGTGTTGGCCGCGTTCGCCTTGTTGAATCTCCACGTGAGCGGGCGCTGCAATGTTTCTTGGTAGACATCATTGCAGATTGAGAGTGCTGGCTCGTTTTGGACGCCGAACACGTCTTGCAGGTTCGCCCCACGGACATTCGTGGTTACCCAGTCGATCACGGATTGGAGCGAGATGTTGGACGGCATTTTAGTAGGCTACCGAGCAGTCGAATCAAGGGTGAAATGGTATCGGGCAAACGATGGTCAGTTTACCGTTCCCCCTAGATTCGACGCAGGAAAAGGGCCAACGTGTTGATACACGTTATAGCTCACCCCCGTTGAATTAGATGCTACCCATGTCAGCGCGACCGTATGCGTTCCGCTGACAGGCATGCCCACAATTAACTCCACATTCGCAATGCAGGGCGACGTGGACAGACAAGTTGACGGCCCAGATTCGAAGCCCGCACTATCCACCGCAGTGACTTCGTAATAACAGGTCACTTGGTCCGGGCAACTTGCGTCGGTATATTTAGTGGCCGTGACGCCGCTGGCGATCTTTACAAAGCCATTCGCCGCTTGCCCATACCCAATCGCACAGAGTACAGACAGGCAGACGGCCAACAAGCCGAGTTCGCGAGCACGAAGGCAAACGAGGCGAATCATCGGCAGAAATGGAGCGTTGCGGTCGGTTCCAATTCCGTACTTCTGGTAAATCTTAGCGAGGTTGTTTTTCATAGTCCTCTCTTTACACGGGAAGATTTCTGCCAGCTTTCGGATATGCTCTTTCTTTGATGGCATGATCGCGAATCTGTCTCTCTTGCCGCGCTGCATCATCAGAACATCTACAATCGCTTGCTGCTCCGGTGTCAGGCAATCATAGCTCATTAGTTAACAATAAAGTAGCTCACGCACGCCGCATTCACGGCAAGCGTTGCATTGATCGTAAAGGTGAAAGATGCGTTCGCGACTCGCGCCGTCACCACCGGATTGAGCAAGGTTGAGAGCGTCGTGTTGCATGTTCCCAAGCCCGTCAGGCTCTCATCCACATTCAGAAAGATGCGCGAGGTGGCCGTTACCGCCGTCGTGTTGACCTGAAGCGTTGGGTTCACTCCTGTAGGCAAGGCCACGCCACCAGACGCCGCCGATCCGCACACAGCAGGCGAAGCAGACGAGACGCAATTCGTGTTCGTCTGGTAGTTGAACGGCTTGATTCCGCCCGTTTGGTTCGGCTGCGCTACTGAAGTATTTCCATCTCCCACCTGCCCCGTATCGGTGAAGGTTACCGCACTGTTTTGCGTCGTCAGCATAGTCGGCACGGTCACGCTGCCAATCTTCCCGTTGGTGCAGGCCACTCCGTTGCAGTTCCCCGCTTCCACTGTGCGGTAGATGTTGTAGCTTGTCGCTGAACGCTGGGAAGCAATCGTGATTGTGACGAAGTTCGTGGCCGTCAGATTGGCGTTGCAGGTGCCTCCGCCGTTCTGTGCGGACGCCGCGCTCTCGTTTCCGTTCACGTCTACCGCTGTCGCTTTCCAGTCGCACACCGTAGCCCCTGGATTGGCCGGCGCGGTCGCGGAAATCGTTGGCGCGGAAAGCTGAGTTGTGGCAATGCCTCCGGTGACGTTGATGCTTTCAAGAATCGGAATTGTGCTGTTGCTGCCCACAATCTCGGGCAGGTATACGTTCCCTTCGAAGTAGCTCGCTCCGTTTCCAGCGGCCACATTGCTTGAGATTGTGAGCACGTCCCAATCCGCGGCGTTGGCTCCAAAGTCAGCGACTCTCAGTCCGATATTCTGGGTGGCGAATCTGGTCGTAGGCGCTGTGGCCAGAAGCGAAATTCCAGTTCCTGCGGTATTGCCAGAGGCTGCGTTGATGCCGCCCACTACGCCGACGAAGTTCGCATTCGCACCGTTCGTGCTCGAAGCCGATTCAAACGCCCCGCCCTTCACGCCGACCACGCTGAACGCTCCGCCCGGAAGATTCGGGGTTGCAGTTGTGGTGCTAGCTACTCCCGTAACGCCTTCGAGGGTCATCGCGTTCGCGCCAGTGACGCGCTTGTCTGTGGTGATTCCTCGGACGGCTGCGCTGCAACTTTCGCCCACTGCCGTTTGGTTTCCAATCGGGGCGCAGGTCGTCGCATTGTTGTCTACGAAGTTCTCAACATAGATCCCGAGGTACTGTTCGTAGTTCGGATTCGAGGTGAGGTCGTTGTCGATTCTGACGGCGATTGCGCGATCATCCACTCCGGCCCCGGCTGAGGTCAGCGTGGAAGTCGTCGCACCCGATTCGTGCTTGATTGAGATGAGAGCGTTTGAGATCGGAGGCGGGTTAATGTCGTCATTGAAAAATACACGGTCGAGAAAGGTGAATGTGCCGTTGTTTGTTCCGCCCTTTGTTGGAGGGGTTACAGCTTGCGCGGTGTAGCAGCAAGAAATCAGATTCAGGCCGCTGGTGTCGATTCCGGCGAGAGCGTAGTAGCCATTCGCCTTTTGCATGAAGGCGCTCGGGATGATGAAGTCTGGCGGAGTTGTGGCAACCATGCTGGGCGGGTTAATGCCGCTGGTCGCCGCGACAACCGAGGAAAGCAGCGATCCAGCCGCAATCGTGCCGATGACGCAAGTCGAGGTCGTGATGTTGACGCACGCCGCCGAGGCCGCTTGCTGTTTCTCTCCGTTGCTGGTCGCTGAATCCCATACCGTGCAGCCCGTTACCGGAGCCACAGGAGACGTGCAGGATGACGGCAGAGTGACCGTAACCGTGCAGGCTGAGGTTGTGCAGCCTGTCGTGGAATTCAAGTTGATAAGAATTTCCGGCGAGGGTACGAGGTTCGACGGCCCCACAAACGTGATTCGCACATAGACGCTGTTCGCGGTTGAGAGAGTTCCGCCGCTCGATGCCGCCGTGAGAGTCGGAGCCGTTGGCAGATTGTCCGCGAGCGCGAACGGAAACCACGAACTGTCTCCAGTCAACTGGCCCGAGGGCTGAGTCACCAGACTGGCTCCAGTTCCAATGATCGCCGCCGCCTGAGTATTTGTGCCGGAGGTAAAGCCGGAAAACGGCAGCGCCGTCGCTGTGATGCTTCCCGATCCTGTTGCGCTGAATGAGCCGCTATTGCCAATTACGAGAGAGGTCGTATTCGTGCCAGACGTGACCGATCCGAAGGCTACACTCCCACCGCTCCCGCCACCGCCAACCGGACACGGCTTCGAATACGGACTGATGGTTGATCCTGAATATTGGCACCAGTACGATCCAGCCGCCGCGAAAGCGACTACGTTTCCCTGTGCGTCTGTCGAGCCGGGGTTTGAGCAGCCCGTGGTTACGCTCGGATTCGCCGTATTGTTCAAGGCTGCATTCGTTCCTGTGCAAGCGTTTGCGACGGTGAAGTCGGTGTAGATCGTGACTTTTGTTGGGCAACTTCCCGCGCCTGGATTCGTGGTACAGATGGTCACAACCGTGGCAGTGGGGACACCGTTTTGATTCGTCGCGGTCGGAGCAACAACCTGCTGCCCCGCTGCCATGAACGGAATGAGGACCACTAGCGCCGAGAGTATGAGTTTTTTCATCAGTAGCCCATGCACGAAATGCGAATCACGTTGCTAGCCGGAGGAGCCGTGGGCGATCCACTCGAAGCAAAGAATTTCAATACGAGCGAACTGCTGGTACTGGTCGGGTCCGGCTTAACATCCCAACTCCCGTCAGTCGTCGTGCGAATCGTTGCGTCGTAAGCAGAGCATATCCATCCGCTTCCCGTTGCTGGCATGGTGACCGTACAAGTTGTCCCCGGCCCGGTGCCCGTGTTAATTGCGAACGACATGGTTCCCGAAGGAGTGCCGCTCAAAGCCGCCCCTGATCCGCCGCAACCGCCAGCCGCGATGCTTGGGAAAGTCCCGGAGATGACCGTGTTGGACATATTCAGAAAGAAAGATTTTCCGAACGTCCATCCCTTCCCGCCATTGATCCACTGATTCCCATTCGCCACGCCGCCGCTGTCGGTGAAGGCTGGCGAGGTTCCGCACGTTCCGTTATCGACCCAGAGCGTATAGTTTTGCTTCGAGTTCGAATCGGCGGTGAAGCAGTTTTGATAGTTCGACACGATGATTCCGAGTACGGCGCTGTTCGTCGCGGAAACCATGCAGATACCGCTCTCGATGGACGCGCCGCCCGACTGGATCGTTCCGCCAAGAATCTGATTGTTGAAGCCTCTCAAGCCAATCAAGCACCCGCTCGATGAGTTCAGATTCGTGTCGTTGAAGCCTGTGCCATGCACATTCTTCAAACGCAGATCGGAGGTTCCTATTACAGCGCCGGGCGTGGCGAAGATCGTTGTCCCGTTCGCCGGGGAAGTTGAGCCGCCGCACAGACCCGTCGCGAGTACCACGTCGCAGGCATCCACTTCCAAATTGTCGAATGTCACTGTCGCCGATCCGATTCCAGCGACTACGCAGCCCTGCACCAGTTGACAAGAAATTTCTTCGAAGTAGATGCCGTTCGAGAATCCCGCCTTTACCGGAGTTCCCGGAAAGCCGATGCTGCCCGCAAAGTGAAATCCTCCCGTTTTCGAGTCGTCGATATTCATTGCCACGCGCGTTCCGATTTGAGCCGGGGCCGAGACTACCAACGGCGAAGTCGTTTGCCAGTTGATTGTCTGGCTGCCATCGCCGTTGATGGTGTAGGTCGGATTCGGCGAGCAGGTAAACACTTGGGCGTTTACGCCGACCACCTGACACAATGCCTCATAGCCGATGATTACGCCGCTTGGCGCTGGAATCGTGATCGACACAGACTGGTTTCCGCCCGAGGTCGTTCCGCAATTCGTTGGCGCGGATGGAAGCGATGATCCGCTGGTCGTCACAGCTTCGAGTTCCACATTCACCTGATCGCCCGAAGCCAGCGAGCCGCCCGCGACGATGCTGCACGTTGGCGCGGAAGGCGCGTTCACTGCGGGCTGACGAAATCCGTTTACCAGCGCCATCCCACTTCCGCGCACCTTGTTCGTATCCGCTACCGTGATTCCGCCGCCTGCGTTATGCAGAGTCGTGTTGTCGTAGAATTCGAAGCCTTCGAACAGCGGTCCGGCTGAGGGAGTGGTTTCAAGTGGTACAAGGCCCAACTGCCCCACCGAGAAAGCATAGATCCCTGCGGTGCCAATGACGATGTTGCAACTCGCCGTTCCGAAGGTGCTGGTGTACTGCGGAGCGTGACCACCGGCACAGTTGAACCTGACTCCATCTCTCAAGATGGGAATTGCCGACTGTGCTCCAGCCGCGGCGGTGAGAAGGATATTCGTGTTCGGCGGGAAATTGATTTGACACCCAGCACCGGTCCCGAGTACAGGGCAGCGATTCGCAATCATCGCATTGAGCGCGGTCGTGGCCGAAACCGTTGGCACCGTCGTACCGTGGGTGACTGGCACTCCATCTACCGTAATATCGTAGCCAAACGAGGAAGATGACGCGCCACTGAAAACGTTGGTTCCGGTGAAGGTGTTGTTCGCGCCGGTATTGACGTTGCCGCTCGCTGTCCAGGTGTTCGGCGCGGTGCAGGTATATTCTGTTCCGACTCCAGCGGAAACCACGACAACCTTATCCGTGGCAACTCCAATCGTCCCGCCATTGCAGGTTGCGGGAAGCGTCGTCACCGTCCGAATTGGCGTAGGCACTTGCGCCCAGCTAGTTGCCGCCCACAACAGTGAAGTTGCTAGCGTCAGACTCCAACTGCACAAATTGCCCTTGATTCGACAACACATAATTTGTCCTCAATGCCAAACTTCCTGTCATCGTCACCGCACCGGGCCCGGTGTCCATCATCACAACCTTAATCACCTGTCCGGGGAATGCGAGGGCGGGCGGAAGTGCGAGGGCGATTCCTGAAGCGCCGGCGGTCGCCTTGATGAAAGTATTCAGCGCTCCGGCGAATCCAATGGTCTGCGATGAGTTTATGGTCTGTACGGAATCGCTCAGGCTCACACCCAACCCTCCACCTACTCCGATGCCGAGCGGCACGATGGCGTTAAGATTGGCTGCCGCGCCCGACAGGAAGTAATTTTCGTTCCAAACCTGCCCACCGCCAGAATCCTTGACCGTCAACTGGTAGGTGGTGCTTGTCCCGCCAGCCGTGACTAATTGATCGTTGAACGTGAAGGTAGCGGACATGCTGCCATTCGCGTCCAGGTATCCGCTGATGAGTCTTGGAGAGCAGCAGGCGCTTCCGACATTAATCGCGTCAGAGCTTAGTTTCCACTGGTAGCGCCCATTGGCGACGGGAGTTCCGTCTACTGTCTGGAAAACGCCTGTGGCAACGCCCATCGCATTCAAGCCTCATAAAACGATAGACGGCACGCCCTAAGCGACGTAGCGGACATTTTCCTTGCGCCCGCGCGGGCGGCGGCGCATTTCTTGATAAAGAGCGGTCATTTCTTCGGCGCGCTCCGGGTAAGTCATGGCGAGCTCAGGGCCGATTCCATTATTGCAATTCGGGCAGTATCCGCGTTCTTTTCCGTCTGACTGAGTAGCCCACCCGACGACACAGGTTCCATCCTCGCGCTCGTGCTTGCAGTTGAGCAACTTCCAGAGGTTCTTTTCCCAGTACTCTTTCTCGTTCTTTTCCTTGCTTTCCTTCTCGCGCTTTTTCGTGACTTCTCTGACCGGATCGACAGGAGGCTTGCGGATTTCCGAGACGATTGTCTGAATCATCTCTTTCGTCTGCACTGCGTTCTTCTCCATCATCTTCTCGAAGAACGAGAGCATTTGAGACATTGTGAGCGGAGCTTCGAGTGCTTTTTCCATGATCTCTCTTAGTACTGCCATGCGATCAGATCGAATCCGGTCGCGGCTGTGGTGAGCGCAGAAGCGGCGGAAATACCCACCACGATCAGCGGGTGATTTCCAGCAGCGTAACTACCGGAGGCTGGTCCGGTCAGGTATGCGTTTTCGATGACCACACCTTGCGCGGCGGCGGTCTGGAAATTCGAAACGCCTTCGGGCGCGGTCACGAACACAGGCCCGTTGCCCTGAAACTGAAATGTTGCTGTCAAGGTAATCAGCTTGGTTGCGCCCGCCGCAAAGGTCAAGTTCCCCGTCACGGTGCTCTGTACGGAGGCCGGGAAGTACTGCCGCGCGTGCATCGGCGCGGTGCCGCGTGTCCAATTCGATTTCTGAAAATTGACCCAGGCCATGACTCCCCCTTAGTTGCCTTGCGGCTGCGTGAACAGCAAACGAGTGCCAGCCGAAACTGTTGCATTGGCGCCAGCATTCACAAACGTCAGCGTCAGCGTGCCCGTTTCCTGATAGCTGATGACGCCGTTCGCGGTGTTGGTCTGCACGGCAGTGGTGCCCAAAATTGCCGATGCCAAGCCGATGCCGCCAGTGACGGTTGATTGCGCGGCCAGAAGATTGTTCGAGCCGTTCTGCAAACTGTTGTACGCGGTGCCAGCGGCGGAAGTGATCGTTCCCGGCACAAGCACGGTGACGGCCACAGGCAGCGAGGGCTGAAACACGCGAGCGGAAGTGTTGTTGTAGACGATGGATGCGACGGCGGTCGTCGTTCCGGTTACCGGGATCGCGGTCGCCACGGTGCATTCGGACCAAAGCCCGATACCGGAAGGTTGATTCGCTACAAGGGTGCCATAGACAGTCATCGTCGGTTCTCCTGTGCCCTACACTATTGAATTGACGGCACGCGGTTTTATGCGACCTTGAAATCTCCAAGGTCTGATGCTAAGTGCTGGCCGCGCTCGTCGCTGTAATCCATCACGCCGTAAAGTTTCTGAAAGCTGGTTGCCGAGAGGTCGAAGCTCCGGCGTAGACGAATCAAAACTTGCCGCCATCCGAATACGAACTCGACCATGAGATCGGCCTTGTCCATTTTCTTCAGTGTGCATTCCGGCATCCAGCCGTGGCGGAAAGAGGCGTTTGGCTTTCCGGCCGCAACCTTCACCCCGCCAACCATTTTGTAAAATCCCGCGCAGCCCGGCGCGTTGATGGAATCCTCGACGAACAGGTAGGGATTCGCTTTTAGAATTCTCCCCACCAGTTCGTTTGACCACATGCCTCGGCCCGTCTGCTTCTCGTAGTTTTTGAACGCTTCCTGTCCGGGATAGCGGAACTTTTCCAGTTGCTTGTCGGTTTCTTTGTGCATCCCCTTGAGCATTTCTTCCGGGTTGTCGTAGGTGACGGTCGAAACTTTGTCGGTCAAGTAGGAGTGGCCGCGCTTTACGGTGACGTGACCGCCCTTCAAAACTCGGTCGCGTTCCAGCATCGGCTTCTTGGGCCGAACTGCCCAGTTCTTTGCGTGAACGGTCAGCTTGCTCACCTGAGCGTATTTTCCGGCCAGCACGATCTTACTCATAGAGGTCCGCCACCCTCGCGATTCTGTCTTCGCCCCAGACCAGTCCCATTTCCTTCGCTTCTTCTTCGGAAACAACGCGGCGATCTTGGACGCCCATCACAGTCCGTATCAGTTCCGGGTTTCTGAGTTTGACTACTTCGACCGTTATGTTACTCATCGACTTCAGCCTTTGCGCCTTTCAGAATCTTTGTTTCCATTCCGCTTCGGGTAAGGTAGAGCGCCCCGACTCCGGCTTGATCCAGTGGCGTGTGATCATAGTCTGCGTTCTTGTCCAGTTCGCCGTAGCGCTGGAAGAAAATTTGAATTAGCGATCCGTGCGTCACGACGCACACTGGCGCTGAGGCTTCCATGCCGCGCCGCACCGCTCGCTCTATGGCTTCTCCGGCCTGACGCTCAAAATCTGCCCACGACTGTCCGCCGACCGGAACTTTTGCCGGGTGAGTTTTCAGATCCTGAATTTCGAGTTTGTGCGCGGCCATCGAGCGCCCTTCGAGCTTCGATCCCACATCCCACGATCGCAGCCCGATATCTGTCTCCACTCCGCATCCACACACCCCCGCTATTGCCATTGCAGTCGCTCTGGTGCGCGAAAGGTCGTCGGTGTATATCCCAAGTACCGGACGCTCGGAAAAGAACTCCCTGAGGGCTTCTAGCTGCTTTTCTCCGGCTTCGTTGAGTGGCTGATCTTTGAGTCCGCGGATGCGGTCGTTCGCGTCGTCGTCGTTTTGGGCGTGGCGCACGACATAAAGAATCGGCGCTCCAATTTTCGGAGCGCCGCCAAAATCCTGCGTCGGGTTGAGCAGCGACGAGGGGGAGTAATACATTAGGCGATGGACGCCTCATTCTTGAATTGCCGGAATCGCGGGTGCAGTGAAGCGTTCTGCGGCACACGCATTGCGGCGTACTTGAAATTGTAGGCAGCCGATGCGCCAACGACACGCGCCGGGTCCGCCACGCTCGGCTCCCAGTTTCGCACGGTGATCTGGAAATTCCGCTGTTCTGGAATTTCCGTTGCGCCCAGAGAGACACTGAACACCGCATCCTGACCGATGATGTAGGTTCCGTATCCAGTCTTGGTGCCCGAGGGGAAGTTGGCGAAGGTCGAGGCGGTCGTGGTTTCGATGAACCGAACTCCGGCCACGTCGATCACGCGGTACGCCTGCACGCCGCGCATCAACTCCTCAGCGCCTTCTCGGTGATACTTGAGAATGTCGATTACTCCGCCGGCTGTGTTGTCGTTCAACAGGTCGAAGGCCGGGGCGGGAGAGATGACGCCCACGAACATCCCGTCAGACTGTGGCCGCACGTCAGCGTTGCGAAGCGACATCGCGCCCTGACGAACCAGAGATGCGGAGAAAAATTCGTTGTCGGTGCAGGACACGACGACGGAGGTATCGGCCAGAGCTTCTGCCTCGTACTCGGTGCGAGCGAGGAAGTTTGCGGTCAGCGCGGCCTGATAGCCCATTTCGGCGGCGGTGTTCTCAACAATGGGGTCGATGGCGGTTTCGACCAGAATGTCAGAGAACGAAGCGAAGTTGAAAAACTGCTGAACGCTGACGTTGCGGATTGAGGTCGTCGGATTTTCGCCAGTCCCGACAGTGCCTTCCGTTCCTGGCGTCGAGGCCACACCCAGCAAGTCATAGCTGTAGAGTTGAATGGTGCGACCGTTGCGATCCGGCAACTTTCGGCGTGAGGTCGTCGCCACGTAGGGCAGGTTGGCCTTCAAGTTCTCCACGCCCACGCGGTCGTAGTAGATCGAAGAGAGATGCGAGAGTCCCGCAGTCGATGTGAGAACTGATGCCGGTTGGTATGCCAAGGTGAATCCTCCTGGGAACGCCTTACACTATTCGATTGACGGCACGCGGTTTTATGCGCCGCGCTTCACTCGTGCGAAAAAGTTCTTCTGCTCACCCAGCGAAAGGTTCGCAAATTTTGCCACGTCCACGCTCGGCTCGGTGGGCGCTTCGGGCCTTCCCATATTTGAGGGAACTAAGACGGGAGGCGGCGGCACATCAATCAATTCCGGGTCCGGTGGCGCTACCGGTTCATCCACTTTCTTGAGCAGCGTTTTGTCTCCCGCCGCGACGAGTTGATGAAACGCGACTGCGAGATTTCGCTTTGTCACCGGCTTGCCCTTGGACTTCAGATACTCGGTGATCTTTGCCCCATTGGCTCGGGTTGCGCTGTATGTTTCTTCTTCCATCAGAAACTCAGCCGCCGCTTCTTCTTCCGCCTTCATGCGGTTCACATTTTGAGCTTCTTCGAGCTTTTGGATTACGACTGAGATCGGCGCTCCGATTTCCGCCTCTTGCAACATGCGAACTGCTTTTTGTGGATCTTCTTTCCAGAGGTTGAGGATGTCGGCTTTCTGCTGTACGGTGAGTTCCTTCGGCTCAAACTTGTAGGGCTGGTAGACGGGCTTGTCGTCGAAGTCCTCATGCACTGGCGGCGGGGTTTGCACGAGAGATTTTTCGATCTGCGAAGCGAGTTCTTCCACGGTCGCGGCTTCGAGTACGGTTCCGTTCGCGAGTTTGTGCGTGAACTTTTTCTCGGGTGCGTTCACCGGCGGCGGCGGCGCGACGGGCGGCGGCTCCGGGGCTGATATTGGTACGTCGTATTCCGCTCCCAGATGCAGGCTCGCCGCGCTTTCGCTCTTGCCCCAAGGTTTGCGATTCGGGTTGCCGCGCGTGAAGTCGGTTGCTTCTTCGAATGGCTCAATGCCTTTGTTAATTTCGATTGCCATAATTAAAACCCTCGGTTCTTGTAAATCTTACGCAACTCAGTTTCGTTTCGAGCTATATCTGAGAGGCGATCCGGCTTGGCGGCGAGCGGAAGCAGATGAGCGCGGCCCTCTCCACCTTCTTCCACAATCAGCTTGAACTTCGTTACTGTCGTTTGAACTACATTAGTCGGGTCAGCCACGCTTGGCCCATTGCTGTGCGTCACGATGAAAATAAAATCCCCATCTTCTGCAAATACAAACATGCTTCACTCCTCGTCGGACCTTCGCCCATCTCTGCTTGGCGGAATCAGGGGCTGGTCGAGCAGGCCCACCGAACCGATTACCTGCTCCCTGAGAATCTTCACGAACTCCGATATTGCGTCGAGTCGAGCGCCAGAAAGCCAGTACGCATCTCGTGTTGCCTTCCGCGAGAATTGCAAGTGCTGCGCCTGAAGCCGCTCAATTACCCGGTCGATGATCTCGTTGTAAAACTCCCATCCCGGATGCTGCGTTAATTCTTTAAGCGCTCGCGCCCGGTGAATGTCATGGAGATATTCGAGTTCGTGCTGTGTCAGTTCAAACTTATCCGCCACTTGGCTGCGCTTCCTCTGTTTGCAATTCGCTCGCCTCGCCTGAGATCGGGTCTGCGCCCTCTTTCAGTTCTTCGACTACGCCCTTGACGATCTCTTTTACCATGGCGGTCTGCGCCTGTGATTTTCCAGTAGCCGCGATCTGCTGCAACTGATGCTGGTTGTCCACTGCGCCCGAGATCATTGACTGCTGGAATTCGCTCTTGGCTTTCACGGCCTGCTTATCCTGCTCCGTCATCGGCACGACCCACTTTTGCGTTCCGGCGATTTCGGAAATGTCCGCAACCGCTTGCGCGATTTCAACCCAGTCAGTCTTGAGCCCCTGAAGCTGCATCGCCTCTTGCACTGGCTGCTGCTGCAAGATTTGTAGCATGGGCATAAGGTTCTGCGCGAGAGCCTGACGCGCTTTCGCCTTCGCGCTGGCGAGCATTCGGAATTTCAGTTTCGCATTTACAACGTCGAGCATGTCGCCGTCGTAGTCGTGCGCGAGTTCGTCAGTCAGGATGCTGGTGATGGTTTCTTCGTCCAGCCACTTTGAGTTGCAGTCCTGAATGAATTCGAGAGTGGGAACGAAGATCAGATCGGAGATAAAGTCGATCAAGTATCCGAGTCGGGCTCCCACTCCAGCAGAAAGGGCATTCATCCCGGTCGCTGTGCGAGTAATGGAACTCGGTCCCTGCTGCCCACCCTGTGTGATTAATTCGTTTGCTCCGCTTCGTCTTTGCGCTCTGCTGTCTGATGCCTCTACCTCCGTGAACGCATCCTCCAGTGCAGGAGGATACTCAATCATTTTGATCCCTTCGGCGTCGTCGGTGTCGATGATGCCGCCCGGCCGGAATCGAAGTTGCTGGGCCGGAGTGTTAGAACCCCGTTTGCGGATGAAACTTCCACTGAGCCGAAGAGAGAGGTCGTCAAGACGGCCATTGATAACGCCTTGCTGTAGGCGCTGCTCGCCCTTGAGGAGTCTGGCGAGGCCAATTCCGAAAAAGGAATCGAGCACGTCAGTGAAGCAGCAAGATCGGTAAGGAATCTCGTTGTACGTGTTCGTTTCGTTGATGATGACAATTTTTCGGTTGAGTAATACGCCATGTCGATCCTCGTTCCAGTATTCTACTACTTCCAACTCCATCCGGTTTGGGTCGGAAGTGGATTCCTGGTAGCGGGGCATCGCCTTGAATTCCATGTTTAGATCGAGCGATGAAATCCCAGTGTTCATCACCGAGGTCGTGCTCCGACCTTCAAGCATCGAGCGCTCGGGACTTTCCTTCGGCTGCTCAAAGAACGATTTTAGCGTCTCAGTATCAGGCAGCTTGTTTCCGGGCACCGATCGAAACGCTTGCTCAAGAGCTTCAACCCCCATGTACTCCCGATGGATTAGCGGCCCCTTCGACTGACGCACGTCCGGGCAGCGAAGTTTCGGGTCAGGAATAACGTACCGCACATGCACTGACTCGCAGAACGGCTCGTTGACTTCGACTTCCACGTTCTTCATCATCCACTTGCCGTCGCCTTTGGCGTAGCTTTTTACTGGCAGCCCATTGACCAGTTGCACGCTCGGAGTGCCGCGCCGCACGCGCTTGCGGATCGTCTTTTTGTACTTCCTCCACCCGAGACGCATGTAGCACGTCCCGTAGACCATCAGTTCCTTGATGCACTTCCGCAACTCCTCGCGGAATCCCATCTGCTGAAGCTGGTAGCTGATGAGTTCTTTGCAGGCGCGTGCAACGTTCTGCTTCGTCTTGGGCCGGGAGATGATCTCGAACGGAGGATCGTCCGCGAAAAGTGCGGACATAACTTGCGGCATCAGGCTCTCAATGTGCTCGTAGATCAGCGGCACGCCCAGCGAAGCGCGAGGAACCGATGACCCTTCCCAGAATCCTTGCGGCACGCGAAACAAGTAGAGCCTGTCGTCCGCGTCCCACTCCACGCTCATGCCCTTGGCGAGAAGATAGTATTCGCCGCGGTTCAAATCTTTCAGGATGAGTTCTTTGAATTTTTCGTCCTCTGGAAGCGCTGGAGGCAGGGGAATGTCACTGGCTTTTAGTTCCTGCGCGAACGAGATCGAGGACTCAATCAGAGCCATACACTAGACTTAGACGGCACGCCCTAGCCCGTCAGCCCCGCTCCCAACTCCATGTCCTCGTGATTCCACGATAGCGAAGGGCTGTAGAGTTCCACTCCGTAGGCCGCGAACGCCGCGTTGTTTTGCGTCATCGTTCGATAGTGCATCAGCCGCGAAATCGCGTACGGAATGCTCCGCATCTTGAACTTGGGGAAGCGCGAGAATTGCAGGTACAAGTTGGTCAGGTGCGGAAGTTCGCTGTGGAACCATAGCTGATTTTCCCGGAGCAGCGGTTCGAGAGAAAGCACCTGGCTAATCATCGCATCTTCTGATTGATCGACCCCGCCGAACTTTACCCAGTCAATCGGGAACGAAAGCCGCAACTGCCGGAGCCGCGACATCAACCCCGCCTCCAGCATCCTCTCCCGCTTATTGTCGGCGAGCACCATGCGCGAGATTGGCCACTTCTGCCAGAACTGCACCATCAGGTCGATGATCTGCGAGGGCTTGAACCTTCCCATAACGCAGTCGATCACGAACAGCCGGCCCTTCGAATCCCACCCTGCTACTACGCCGCAGGCCGGATCGGATTCCGGGTCAATGAAGTCGAAGCGCCAGCCCATGAAGATGTTGAGCAGGCCGGTGTCAGGATACTTTTCGCGCTTCACCGTATGCTTCACCAGTTCGAGCATGGGGAAGTTGTCGGCGCTGGCGGGAACTGGGTTATTTAGCCGCTGGCAGTTGAATAGGAACGGGTTTTCGTCCTGAATCTGAGCCAGTTCCTGCAAGCTCCAGCGTTCCGGGTGAAGGTGTATTAGGTCGCCTTCTTTGTAATCGTCCGGGATTAAAAACCCGTTCGCCTTGGCGAAATCCAAATCTTCCGTCCAGATCGGCCGACAGTTTACGCGCCACTGGCCTTTGTTCTTTTCGATGATGTGTCCGTACAAGTCCGACCAGTCATAGCGCGTTCCCAGCAGTTCTCGATATCCGCGAGGGTTTAGCAAGTTGCGCGACAGATCCCACTGTTCGATAGTTTTCAGAAGAAGTTCTCGTGTCTGGTAATTCGTCTCATGCACAAGATCGTCGCCAGTGATCCACTCGTAGTGCGTGCTCGCCTTCGCAGATTCGAGAGTAGAAATGGAAATTGTTGCTTCTTTACGCGGCTTCTTCCGGGAGGGATTGGTCATTTTGTAGGCCGATCCGAAATCAGATGGCGGCTCGCCTTCCTGCCCTTTTTTTTCGCTCCACGGTACGTGCTCGCGATACAGTTCTCGAAACGTGGTGTTCGTGAGGATTTGATCTTTGATTTCCTGCACCATGCCCTGCACGAGCGATTCTTTACCAGCCATGCGGAGAGTAGCGGCTTCGGGAAAGTTGACCCAATTTTGAATCGTCTTCGCCAGTGAAATCGAAGTTTTGAACTCGCCGCGAGGATCAATAATCAAGTAATTGTGTACCGTATCCTGATCCTGCAATGGCTTCCCCGGATCGACAGGACCATAAATGTCGCACACCTGTTGATGCACTCGGGGGATCATATCTTTGTAGCCTAGAATGTCTTTCGCCAAGAAGAACAGATCGCGACGACCGCGATCTGCCGAGGATTCATTCATGGATATGCACGGCGCGACGGCTGGCGTCTCTGGTAGTTCCGGTTCCCACACTTTAGGCGTGGCGGGATCATCTGCCTCAATCGAGGCTTTCCACTTTAGAAGTCTCTCGATTTCAGCTTTGCTTGGGAGTTCTTCGGGATCGGGAGAGGGCGAGGCTGATGGCGTCTTTTTTGCGCGTGACTTTCGCGGAGCCTCGTCGGAGCTTTCCATTCTTAAAATCTCGCATCATCTGCGCGGTTTGCGGACTGCCGAGCACGGATTCTACGCTCATAAAAAGTCGGGGCGCGTGAGGATTAGATTAGCAACCCACGCGCCCCATCCCCCGGTTTAGCGGTCCGAAACTTTGTCCATGTGCGCGGCGCTCATGGGGAATCCGGCCCGGTAGGATTCTTGGAGTTCTTTGCCGCTCAGATTCTCCATGTCCGCGATGGAGTTCTGCGAGCCAGCCGGCCGGTCGCCCTTGTGCTCGAAATTTTCGTGCGAGATCACCGGGCCCACGTCGAACGCCAGAGCCTTCGTTTTTTCGATGATGGTGTTCTCCCGCGAGGTCGAGGAGTTCGGAGTGGGCGCTTTGAAAACTTTCTTGTTACCGGATTCGACGAGAGTTGCCATGATGCCTCCTAGTAAGTATTCTTCCCCGTCTGAATCGGACCAGCCGGAGTTTTGTTTCCTTTGCTCTGCGATGGTGCGCCCGTGGGGTGCATGTAGCTGTGGTTTTTCCCGCTGGCGTTCGGCGCTGGCATTTTGTAGGACTCGTTCAAGTCGTGCCCGGTGTGGTACGCGGCGCGGAACGGGTTGTTTTGCATGTCCATCTTGTCGAGCTTCGGCCCGAACGGTCCCGTCTTTACTGGCTGCGTATGTGGAGTGTGCGCCTTCATAACCTAGATAGACGGCACGCGGGTTAACGGTGAAGCTGATCCGTGGTTCCCAAGTGCCCGAAGTACTGCTGATATTTGTCCGCCGTGATGCCGTGTTTCTTGAAAATGTTCTCGCACATGATCGAGAATTTTTCGCGCACGCTTGGGGTCATGCTCTTTGGCGTGTACTCGCGGATTTCGTTCATGGCCTTCATTAGCGCTTTCTCCTGGTCGAACGCGCCCAGTTCCTTCTCCTGCTTCACGCTGTAGACGACGGGGTAGTTGCCTTGGCGCGTTCCGGTGCTCTGCAATTCCGTACCGGAGTAATCGACCATCAAACCATCTTCGCGGTGTTCCATTTACTGAGCCTTCCGTGGAATAAATTCAATATCGTCAAACTCTGCGACGGGAGCCTCGTGGCCGCACGCCCAACAGGTCACGATTTCCACTATTACGTACGGTATTATCGCATCGCACTTCGGACAAAGGTACGGAATTGGCGTCCCTTTTGAAACGAAAATTCTACCGTTTCCCAGTCGCTCAATCATGTCGTGCTTTCGTTTGGTCCTTGGGGATTTTCGTCCGTTCCGCCCCATGATCCCGTATCTGGTCGGTCATCCCCGGTTGTAGAGTCCGAGGGGATGCGCCGGGCCTCCGCTGAACGGCTTGCCAAGGATCGGCCTCGCGGGAAGTGACCCCCTTGCAGACGTGCCGCGAGTTACGCCGCCGCCCGCTGGCGTCGAAGCGCCAAGCATTCCCGCTGTGGATATGAAGCCGGGATTGGAAGAAAAGTTGTGCGGATTTTCCAGCGTATCAAGTCCGCCGGGATTGTCTTTCACGAGTTCGTCGTGTCGCTTGTACTCGCTCATTTCCCACCTTTGATTCCGCCCGGATCGTGTTCTTCCTCGGGCCGTCCGCTGAAATCGTTCGGAACTCCGAACTTCAAATCTTCTTCCTTTTTTTCGGCTTCAATGTCCGCGTACTGGGCATCGTTTCCGTACTGCCACGATCCTGCCCGAGCGATGATATCAGAGTAGTGCGAAGCCTGGTTTCCCTGTCCGCCTTTGACGCCGCGCTTGCCTACGATGTCCACGCTCTCCCCCTTAGAACCAGACTAAAATCTGGCCGCTCTGAATCGTCGATACCTGCCATGACCCGTTCGGATTCCCGACTTTGCCCGGAAGCGTCAACTTGATCGGCCCATTCCAGAGCGACACGACCGCGTTGACAACCGAGCACGTTCCCTTAGTGAGAATGTTTCCGCCGAGGTCCGCGATTACGCAGGCGTTGCCGACAGTCGCGGCGCCTACCCAGTCGATGCGCTTCGCCAGCAATGGGCGGCTGAACGCGATGGTGGCCGCAGTATCGAGAACGAGCGGGTTAGTGGTTAAAGTGTTGGACATTTCTCAGCCCTCAATAGCGTTAGACGGCACGGCTTGCAAGCACGTCAGGCACACGCCCTGCACGATCTTGCCGCACGTCGGGCAGACCTTGTACTCGCACGACCGGGCCTGAGCGAGAGTTTCTTCGGCCTGTTTGACCAGAGCTTCGGCCTGAAGGAAAAGTTCTCGCTCACGCTTCCGCCAGTTGAGATTTTGCCATGACAGCGAGAAATTAAAGAGCAGCCATATCCCATTGATTACCGCGAGCGCCGCCAGCCTACCAACCGACATAAACCCCTCCCCCCTCACCCGATCCCGAGCCCATTCCGGCCTTGCCCATGCCTGTTACTTCGCCCCACTCAGGATCTACAAACACGACGCAGTTTTTGGCGATTGCTTCCGTTGTGGCGTTTCCGACTGAAACTGAAATCGACAGCAGCCACGGAATGTTGACGGAGTTCGCATCGCCCTCAGCCGTCAGGTTTTCGATGGCCGCGTACCACTGATCCATCGGCTCGATGTTCATTTGGCCGAGTGGCGGGTTTTGGGTGATGTTGGAAAAGCTCATGGTGCCATCCTGATGACCACTTGCAGGTCGTGATCCATTGACGTTCCGATTTTCTCTCTCACGTCACGCGCTAGAATTATGCACCCTTTTGATGCTGTGCCCGGAGCCGCTATGGAATCACCGTGGATGAGGAATCCCGATCTGCCGAACATCTGGTTGGAAGGGTCCGGGGTGAGCGGCAAAACGTATGGTCCATGAGTTTCGGTATCGACCGGAGCGCCGATGGTGTAAAGCCCCGAAGGAATCGGCCCCTGATCGACCAGACTTCCCGCCCCGTAGTCATTTTTGAATTCAGGCACCCCAGAGTACCCCACGCCGACTAAACCCCCTCCATCGGCGTACAAACGCCCGGAACCTATATCATACGTCCACATCGCCCCACCCCTTCCCCATTCCTGATGGAGAGAATCAATTTGTCGATGGCGTTCTCGAAGCCTTGTCCGTCGTTGCGGAAAAGGCGAGATCGCTCATGCCAATAACTTTTTTCACTTCCACGAAGGAACTTCCAGTCGCTGTTTCCAGAAAGCAATATTGAACAACGTATCCCGAGAGCTTGAGCCAGCCATCCAGCGCCGTTATCTGTTGTGACGATGCCGTCCATATTCGCCAGCAGAGCCGCAGTCTCTTCCCAATTTTCAAATTTCGGATTGAGAACCGGGAAGCCGAGTTTTGAGTTGTTTCCATGCGTGTCTCCCATCCAGCAGTTTACCCAGTGGCATTTGTCCGAGGTCGTCAGCACCAGCCGCATCGCCTGCGATTCTAACAGCGACCGGAACTTCATTCCACCTTCAAATAATTCGTTCGCTCCCCAGATCAGCCCGTACACCGGAAGGTCGTCTGTACGCTTGATCTCGTATTGCTTTTTCAATTCGGGGTCAGGCTCGAAGAAACTCGGGTACTTCGGGATTTGCGTCGGGATCGCCATGAACGCGGCTGGCAGGCTGAACGATGTAGTCCAATGGGACACTTCGTAGCCCTCTCCGAGCTTCTTGGTTTTCCCCTTCAGCCACGGAACGCGATCGAACAGGCTCTGCAATCCAGGTATTCCCGGAATCGCGTCAGGGAAGTAAATCCAGTCGATGCCGAGTTTGTCCAGTTCGGGCAACCAGCGCGAGTACGTGATGCGATCTCCGGTTCCGCCTTCGCCGAGCACCAGCAGCTTGTTCTCTGGCGCCGTTAGCGGTTCGCCTTTCCAGAGCTTGATCGTTTCCGGCAGTCCGAGATTGTCGCGTGCGCCAAACTTCGTCGAGGGCCGCGCTTCATCGTAGAGCAGCCACGCTTCGCGCCAGTTGCCATTTCTGAGCAGCGATTCCGCCCAGCCGAGTCTTAGGTAGAAAAACTCTGGCTCAAGGTTGTAGGCGTGTTGTACCACTTCGGCGCTTTTTGCGAACTGGCCGAGTTCCTTCAAAATCATGCCGTAGTTCATCGCGATCGCGGACGAGGATGTGTTTAAGTCGTAGGCGAGCGGGAAAACCTTCATGGCTTCTTCGTGCTCACCCAGCGTGAACAGGCACGAGGCGAAATTTTGCATGACTTCCGCATCTTCCGGGTGCAGCACGTTCATGTTTCGCCAGTACGCTAATTGCTGCTTCGCGATGGCCTTCGTCATCATCTGGCCGTCAGGCATTTACTTCTCCCTCAACAAGAATTTCAACTTGCGGCCGATTTTGGTCTGCATCGCAATTTGCCCCTGCCCGCCCCGAGAATTCACCCGCCCGCCTCCGGTCCACCTGTCACCTTCGTATCGTGGCAAGTCAGGACTTTTCCCAAACACCGTTGGCCCTAACTTATATACCGTACCGCTGGATTTTCGTTTGCGCCAGCCCTTCCCTTGCGGATCGGAGCCGTCTACGAGCCACAGAAGCCACCCTGCTAGCAGCCCTTCTTCGCGCCCTTCCGAGGCGTGGAGTTTTTTGAACGCGCGGAACATTCGTTGGCGGAGTCCGGGAAATCCTTCGAAGTTACGGGCCTGAGAATATCCCACGGCACCCTCATGGAGATGATCGGCCCCGATCCGCGCAAGTATCGGCTCAACTTTTTCCACGTCGGGGTTCGGACCAAACTCGATAAGTCCGGCGAGTTTGTGGGCTGCTTTGTGTAAATCTTCTTCTGCACGGTGCCCTGCCTTTCCGAATAGTATTGACAAATCTGTAGGACGCTTTTGGAGGAGAGCGAAGCACAGAATAATTTCCGCATCTCGCGGCGAGAGGTGTTCGACCAGTTCAAAAAAGCGCCGCGGATCGTCACGCGCAAACGCTACAATGTCGTAACTATCGCTCGCCGGCTCGACCATGTTCTCCTCCGTATTCGCAGCGCGTACCCCTAGAGTCAAAAATGAATCGTGCGGGCCGGATTGGTTACCGACCGTGGGCTTTGAGCTATGGCATCGGAGTTGCCTGACGCCAGCCTCCGGGCCAGAGGCAACCTTCGGATTAAAAATCCGCTGCTCTTTACGCCCGTGCCCACCATACGAGGGCAACTAGATGCGTTCCGCGTGAACGCCGCCGCACGAACTTGTTACTGATCTCGTCCCTCCACCTTCGCCCGCAGAGCGTCAGAAAAATCTAACTACGCGGTTGAAGGCATTGCGTCCGCACCGCACGCATCGGTCAGTAACCGGGTTGATGATATGCTGCCGCGCTCCCTCGGCCACCACTTTTGAGTTATCCATTGGCGATCTCCAGTAGTACGTCGGCGTGACAGGGTTGATCGAGTGGGCACCAGCAAGCCAAGTCTTTACCGCGAAGTTCGGCGGCGCGTTTGGAATTTTCCGGCGTCAGAACCACCATTCGATACCACTCCACCGCTACTTCTGGCGTCACAACCTGCCCATCTATCACATCTCCCACCTGCCAAGGATTTCCCCACTTCGTCGGCCTGCCCACATAGATCGTGTTCGGCGGCATCTTCCATCCCTTCGCGCGCTTGCGTTGAATCCTTCGTGGCGCTCCCTCAGCCTTGTCGCTCATCGCTGGCCTCCCTCATAGACTCAGGACTCTCCGGTGCTTCTTCTATATCCCAGGCTCGGGGATCAATCGAACCGTAGCCATCAACCTTGACCAATCCAGCGCCGTCACGCTGCCCACAATAAATGCACGGCGGGGCGGACACCACCGGAGTTGAATGTACTCTCACGATTGCCCTCTTGGCGCTGCGATTTATTAATCTTTTTCGCATGGAAGGGCAGCAGAAGCATTCCTCGGGAATCTCCTCCAACGGCTTCGCCCTAGCTCTCAGAATCATCGCGTCAGTAGGGGATTGGTTCATAAAGTTCAATCTTGGTCGTGTACGGAAGCATTAATGTGTGGCGCGGAGTCCCGTCAGGGTTTTTCCCAAAGCACATCGCCTTCGGGAATTCCGCTCGTAGGTTCGACGCCTGAGTAAAGAATCGACTCCCATTTCTTCCCCAACAGAATGTCATTTGCGTAGCCTTGAACGTGTCGTAATACTTGCGGATGTGGGCGGGTGTATTGAATTCTCCGATAGGCTGATACCGCGCACCCTTCGGATCAGTGCTGCGAAACGCCGACAGATTCACCTTGAGCAATCCGCCGAATCCCTGCCGCTCCGAAAATCCAATATCCTTGCGAATCGTCGGGTCGTTTTCGCTCTCATCCGCAGTTGATGGATTTACGCCACACGTGCAGTTCACTGGAAGAGACTCGTCCCAAATGCGAAGCAGCCAGTAGCGGTACTTTCGGTCATTCGATAAATAGGCGTCCGTTTTCATGATCGACCTTTCACTAGCTCTCAGAATCACGACTCGCCACGGGCTTTACGCAGGGCTGCCTCAGCTACTTCGTTTACCTTGGCGATTTGGAATTGACGGCAGGCAGCTTCCCAGCCGAGTTCCCAGTCGGTCGGCTTATCTTCGGGCGTAATCCAGCCTTCCTTCATGGCGTGGCGCATCGACTCCAGCGCTTCGTACATCTCGGGAGCGGCGGAGATCAGTCGGGCGTTCGCTTGGTCCACGTCGCGATCAAGATTAGTACTAGCGATGATCTTTGGTCCGGCGAATATCGCGAAGTCGCCGTCCATGTCGTGATGGAATTCCCACGGCCCCGACGTAAATTTCGTATCGCTCATAACTCCCCTTTCGTCGCATCCTTCCGCGCTTCCGCTTTGGAGATGGGAGCGGAGGCCACGGCCTCAGAATCGGCAGTCCGTTTGATTTCGCGCTTAAAAGATTTGAACCACGCTAGGAACCAGTCGTTGGTGATGTCCTCGAATACCTTCTCTTCTGGGAGTTCCCAGTTGTCGTCGATCATGCGAACGAATTCCTGAGCCAAGCGCAGCAAATCATGCTCTCCTGGAAGTCGTGGCTCGATGGGAGCGGAGGAATTGGAGCCAGCTTGCTGTGCCTGCGCTGAGAGCGTTCCCCCGCTGCGTGTTTGTGCGGACTCGATACAGGTTGGCTCGTGGCCAAATGGACTACAGGCACAATTCTCTTGCTCTGGCCAGTCCTCCCACTTGTGGTGGACGCTAACGCCTGAGCAGCAAATCTGGCCTGTATCTGGCAGCCCTTTTACTTGCTTGCAGTTCTTGCAAATCTTTGTCGGAGGGATAATGCCAAGAGCCGCATTCCACCCCGCATCGAAAGCGTCCCGTTCAGCTATGGGCATACGCGCTGCTCTGTATTCGTCACCAATCCACTTATCCCGAGCCTGCCTCAACATTTGACTTGTTGGGGAGAGCGTTACGGGGGACTTGGGCGGCTCGATGGGAGCTTGTACGCCTACCTCACTCGCAGCGTGTTTATTCGGACGCGCCGCCCCCGACAGGTCACTCTGGGGTTGTAAGGATTCGGTCTGTCCCGATCGTTCATTGGGCATCACCTCCTTCGCTACTAGTCCGCAGTCCGCCATGATCTGCGCCAATGGTTGCGGATCAACAAGAGAAATACTATCGCCCCAGATTCCTTTCAGAATCCTGTCCGCCGCTCTCAGGTGCTCCGGCTGTACTCGCTCGCTCATCGGCCCCTCCACCAATACGCAATAACCCTCCATAGAGTTGGGCGCAGCATCATCTCAAGAAAAGATTTGTGAAATTCGTGAGCACACATTGCCCTGCTGACCCTCCAACTAACAAGCAAAGGGTAGGCGGGATCGTCACTGCCGCACTGCGGACAATCTTTGTGGGCGCTCATTTCTTCAGTCCGCCTTTCTCTGGAAGCGCTGGTTCTTTCTGACATACAAACCTCTCATCGTCTACAAAGTATTTCTGCTGGTTAGACCTCGCCGGGTCCCTGCCCGCCATCGACCGAGACCCGAGCGAGAGTCCTTCAGACCTGTTCCGGCCAGTGCCACGTGCGATCCAGCGTTGCGCTTTCATCCAAGGATGCGCTGGTTACCCACTTCACATTCGGGAAGTTAGTGCCGTCGATTTCAGAGTTACCGCCATCAGTGAAAACCTGCAAATTAACGCACGTATCGCCCCACACAGCGACGATGATTGCAGGGAGATGAACGAACCCGGTCCCATATGTCGGGGGCTTCTTTTGTACAAAGTGAACGATTCTTCCAATTGATGGTTTCAACTCTTACCACCTCTCTCCCTGATTGAGGGCAGGGACCCGGTTTGCACTCACCAACAAAACTGCTTCGTAGACGAAAAAAGGTTTACCCCACCTCCACCTTTTCTCCCTGAGATACAGGGGATCACTTTCTAACCCTTACAAACACCATAGGCTCGATATTTTCGTAGGGCACATTGGCAAACGCTTCTGCCTATTCTTTCGCAGTCATGGCTTTGGCTCCGAGAACAGATTAGGCGTCTTTCTCTCCACGGTAACAATCGTGTCGTTATGCGCTCCGCCGTGCGTGACCAGGAGAATTTCTAGCATCTCGTAACCACGCTTTAGTCCGAATCCGAGCGAGTTCCTGATTCAGACTGTCGTTTACGGCGCTCTCTGCGCCGCCGTTCTAGGTACTCGGCATATCGAATAGGGTCGGCCTTGACCCTATAGTAGTGAGCGCGTTGTCTTTCTTTGTCCGTCATACCTACCTGACTTCAGCCTTGCTCGTGGCTAGTTTTCTCCAATGCGCTACAACTTCAGGATGCACAGGACCTTTGTCTGCCAGATTCTTGTCCGCTTGTTCTGCGAGCCACGGCTTCCATGATTCCATCGCCTCTTGCAGTTTCTTCGGAAGGTCGTACTGCGGATACAAGGCATCCTCGCCTTTAAGTAAAATGAATGGCCCATTGAGATTCCGCACGCGCCGGACAAAATCCAGATCAGCACACGAGGCTTGGAAGCCAGTGACGCCTAACTTGCCAGCCACGTAGTTGAATGCGGCCTCAGCCGCCATGCTCATGGCATAGACGCAGGTTCCGTAATCGTGCGTTTTGCTCACGAGCGATTCGATATACTCTGCTAACTGTGCTTCGGTGAGAGGCCACGGAACCTTTGCTTCCCGTAATTCAGCCTCGGTGCTGGCCCCCTCAGTCATGTGTGCTTCACGAGCACGACGGTCATCTTCTACTCTCTGGGCCTCACGCGCGGCATATTCAGGAGACTCGCGCCACGCCTTAGCTTTGGCCTCATAATCAGCGCGCCATCGTGCCTCAAGAACCTGCGCCGATTCTCCCGGCTGTGCCGTCACATCCGTTTCGTTGAATACGAAATGAACTGCGACTCCAGCGGCTTTTGCCTTCTCTGCGGCTTTCTCGCACACAACCGAAATGTGCTCACTGCCCATCGTTTCCAGTTCCAAGATTTCGCTCATCTTTCCACCCCTTCTAGCCCATACGGGAGGGCTGCCCCTAGAATGCCCAGTTTTTCGGAACTCGAAACGCTTTGTCATCAAAGTACGCATCAGCCGGCGGTTTCCGGTTGGTTACGCGGTCAACGGGAAATCCGCGAGAACGCAGGTGTTCGAAGATCCGGCCGTGATTGTACAGCCCCTTGCGTGCTGTTAAAACGACCACCTGATAGCCGCGGCTCTTGAGGAGTTTGCAGAGTTTTAGTCCAAGGGGTAACACTCGCCCCAGGCGGTAATCCCCGTCCGCTGGTTCGTGGTAGAGCAGGACGGAATCCAGATCGACGGCGACGAGCATCGCCTCGGAACGAATGGCAGTTTCGACAAACCGCGTCACACTTCGCCAGTTCGCGGCGGAGAGTTGCTTCGTCGAGTTTGCGGGCTTGCCGGGAGCCGAGGACGTAGATTTTTTTGCCGCGCTCTGGGACATGATCTGCCTCAATTTGGAAGTAGCGATAGAACAGGTGACAGTCGCAACATGGCCGAGATTCTTTCCACTCGATAATCAGTTTGAGAGCTTTTCTGGTAGACCATTTACTTTTCATCATCTTCGGTTTCTGCGGAAAGTAGTTCCGTCAGAAGATTGGTCAAAAACTCCTCTAGCGTCTCGCCCAGCAGCGCCGCTTTCGATTTCGCTTGGCGAACAGCCGATACCGGCACCTTGCTGAGTCTGATGTTTTGAGTTTCTCCTTGGGCTGTGTTAGGCATGCACGCAATTTACTACTTGACAAAATTTGTGTCAAGTATTATTTTCAACTCCTCGTGGAAAATCCTTGGATCGCTTGGTACCCCGGCGACTACATCAATAAGACCCGCACGCTCACAATGGCGCAGCATGGTGCCTACCTGCTTTTGCTGTGGGAGTACTACATCAACGGGCCATTCCTAGCAAAAGCTACCCCTTTGCTAAACGTTTGCCAGAGCAAAAGCGAGGCAGATGCTGCCGATGTGCAACTGGTGCTCGACCAATTTTTCGTCAGGAAGGGCGATTTCTACCACCACGAGAGGGCCGATGAGGAGATCGCCAAGAGAGTAAGTATTAGAGAACAAAGGAAGTTATATGGCCAGAAGGGCGGTCTAGCAAAAGCTAGCCGTTTGCTAGAGCAAAAGGCTAGCACAAGCTCTAGCAAAAACCTACACAATCACAATCACAGTAATACAAAACCTAACCCCCCCATATCCCCCCCTCCACCCCGGAATGGGTCGAATGGAATTTTGACCGTGCGCGACCGAAGGCGCCTCAACGAAGAAATTTGGCGGTTGATGGACAAGAACTGCGCGATGCCTCTCGAAGAAGCTCTACAGACGGCGTGCGCCGAATTGCTCCTGCCGATAGAATCCGCCCGTGCCGCAGTGGATCAGGCCGGGATGGGCGACGGACTCAAGAAAGGAAAAAAGAAATGACCTACGAAAACGAACCAGACTACACAACCGTAAGGCGAGAGCGCGATCCGCGCTGGAGCCCGATTGTCGGCGATTTAATTTACGCCGCTCTCACCGAACTTCTCCCCTCTCCCATCCAGCGTATGGCCGCGGCCGAGCTCGAACTGGAGAACGCCAGGCTGAAACTGATACCGGATCGCGCTACAGGATATACCGTAGATTGCGTTTCCCTGCCCTCTGAGCCCCGAACTCGGCCGGCAAGCCCCAAACCACGCAAGGCCACAAAATAATCGCTCTAATCGCCTAGGATTGCGAAGTCCTGCGCGTTATCGGACACTGGAGATCCAAAGCCAGCGTGTTTCGCAAAACATCTCAGTGGTGTGGTAAAGTGGCACACGAAACAACCGACCGCCCGGTAGGTATATTCGCCGTCTGTTCGCGTTAAGATATGACCACACCGCATGTAGCGTATGTCGAACAGATGTTTCACGTCGCGTAACACTATGAAAACGCTATGTCACACAAACTCTCATTCGGTGTAACAATGTTACATAGGGGTCCCAAATGTCACATGGGGGTAGGGGGATGGACCAAAGGTTTGAGCGCGACCGGCCTTCGGCTAGTCACGATGCGATCATTAAGATTGGCCCTTGACTTTAAGGATGGAGCCGTGCTAAACTCTGGGACATAAA